GTCGCCGGCGTGACGATCCGCGGCCGGCTCGCCGGACCCGAGGAGGAGTTCGAGCCCGACGATCTGTTCGAGCAGATCGTCGATTGGCCCGCCGAACCGCCGATCGAGCCCCTGTCCGCCCGAGCCCGGCGCCGGAACTGAGTCCTTCCGGCCACGTTTCCCCGATGTAGACGCGCCCGGTTTCACGGGTGCGCAAGTCCATCAAACATCAGGGAGACCGGCCATGGGGCTGTTCACGTCGCCGATCAAGACGTTCGACGATCTTTACCTGCATACGCTGCAGGATATCTATTACGCCGAGCAGCAGATCACGAAAGGCCTGACCGAGATGATCGGCAAGGCTGAGAATGCTTCGCTGAAGCAGGCCTTTAAGAAGCATCTCGGCGAGACCGAGCAGCAGATCAAGCGCCTCGAGGATGCGTTCGGCATCCTCGGCGAAAAGGCCAAGGGCGCGACCTGCCCGGCCATCGACGGCATCATCAAGGAAGCGCGCGAGCTCATCTCCGATTGCGACGATCCGGAGGTGCGGGACGCCGCGATGCTCGCCGCCGCGCAGGCCGTCGAGCATTACGAGATCACGCGCTACGGGACGCTGGTCTCCTGGTCGAACCAGCTCGGCCGCAAGGACATCGCGGCGCTGCTCGAGAAGAACCTCGCCGAGGAAAAAGCGACGGACGAGAAGCTGACCGCGCTCGGCGAAGCGCGGATCAACAAGAAAGCCGCCTGACCGCGTCTTCAACACCCGAATGCAGACGGCGGCCGAGAGGCCGCCGTTTTGCTGTGCGGCGCCGCTGACGCCGGCCGGAGTTGCATCGGCCTGATCATCGGAACGCCCTCGTGCCGGGACACTTCGGGGCCAAAGGCACCGAGCGGAGCGCGCGCTGGGCCGCAAACATCACCGCCGGCATATGAAAATAGTCCTTGACACCGGCGCGCTGCCGGGCTAAACAAAACCCACGCTGACGAATTGCGCCGAGACCACCGGCCTTCGCTGCAGGCCTCCCGGTGAACTCGTGAGAGTTCCGAAGGGCCCCCAATCCGAGAAGTTTCGACAGGGCGCGGGCGGAGGATATCCGGCCGTGTTTTCCGTTTCGGAGACGCCTATGCCGCGCGCATTCGGGCCGACGATGCTCGAGAAGATCCGCCTTGGGTATGCCGATCTCGACACCACGCTGGAGGAGACGGCCCAAAGGCTCGGCACCACGAAAAGAACCATGGCGTACCTCGCGGAGCGCTGCGGCTGGCCAAGCCGCCGCGCGGCCATCTCGGCCCTGCGTCGGCCGCCCATCCCGGTTGAGGAGAAGGGCGAGCAGGGCACGTCCGGCCAGCTGGCCCAGCTTCGGCGCATCTCGGCCCGCACGGTCGCCGAGCTCGAGGCAGAGCTGTCCACCCGCGAGGCCGCCGACCCCGAGCGGACGGCCCGGGCGCTCGCGACCCATGTGCGCCTGATCGGACATTTGCAGAAGCTGCAGGCCGAGAAAGCCGAGGAGCCCGAACCGCATGACGAGCCCCGCCCGCGCACGCTGGCCGAGCTGCGCGACGAGCTTCGCCGGCATCTTGAGCGGATTCGAGTCGAGCAACGAGCTCGAGGGCTTCGTGGAGAGCCTGAACCGGATTGAAGCCGAACAACTGCTTCGGCATTGGCCGCTGCGCTGCCGCGCGCCGCAAACCCCACCCGAGAGTTGGGGCAATCCCAAATCTTGGACCGTCTGGCTCGTGATGGGCGGCCGCGGCGCCGGCAAGACCAGAACCGGCGCCGAATGGGTGCAGGGGATCGTCGGCGCGGAGCCGGGCTTCGCTGAGCCCGGGGCTGGCCGGATCGCGCTTGTCGGCGAGACCTTCGCGGCGGTGCGCGACGTGATGATCGAAGGGCCCGCCGGGATCCTGTCGCTGGCGTGGGGGAGCGATCGCCCGACCTGGTCGCCCGCTCTGCGTCGGCTCGCATGGCCGAACGGCGCGCTGGCGCATGCCTTCTCGTCCGAGGACCCGGACGGCCTGCGCGGGCCGCAATTCGACGCCGCCTGGTGCGACGAACTCGCCAAGTGGCGCTACCCGACGGAGACCTGGGACATGCTGCAGTTCGGCCTCAGGCTCGGGCCGGCGCCGCGTGAGATCGTCACGACGACGCCCCGTCCGCTGCCGCTGTTGAAGAAGCTGCTGGCCGACCCGCGCGTGGTCGTGAGCCGCTCGCGCACGATGGAGAACGCGGCGCATCTGGCGCCGTCCTTTCTGGATACGATCGTCGGTCGGTACGAGGGCACCCGGCTTGGCCGGCAGGAGCTCGACGGCGAGATGATCGAGGAGCGCGAGGATGCGCTCTGGTCGCGCGATCGGATCGAGGGCTGCCGCGCGGATGCGGCGCCGCCGCTCGTGCGCATCGTGGTTGCGGTCGATCCGCCTGCCTCGTCGGGCGCCCGGGCGGATGCTTGCGGCATCGTGGTGGCGGGCGTCGACACGGCCGGGCTCGGCTACGTGCTGGCCGATGCGAGCCTGGACGCCGCCCGTCCGACCGATTGGGCCGAGAAGGCGATCGCCGCCTATCGGCGCTGGAGTGCCGATGCGCTGGTCGCGGAGGCGAACCAGGGCGGCGAGATGGTCCGGGCTGTGCTGGCGCAGGTCGACCCCACCGTGCCGGTCACAACCGTGCATGCGACGCGCGGCAAGTATCTGCGGGCCGAGCCCGTGGCCGTTCTCTACGAGCAGGGACGGGTGCGCCATGTCGGGGCGTTTCCGGAGCTCGAGGACGAACTCTGCGATTTCGGCCCGGGCGGGCTGTCGTCCCGCCGCTCGCCAGACCGCCTCGACGCGCTCGTCTGGGCCCTGTCGCACCTGATGCTGAGCCGCGCCGAGCCGCGGGTGAGGGTTCTGTAGATGCCGAGCTTTCTCTCACGCCTCCTCGGCCGCCCGCCGGAGGAGAAGGCTTCGCGCGCGGCGCTTCCGTCCACCGGCCACGGTATCGCGTTCTATCTCGGCGGGCGCGCCGCCTGGACGAACCGCGATTATGCGGGGCTCGCCCGTGAAGGGTTTCAGCGCAATGCCGTCGTGCACCGGGCGGTGCGGCTGGTGGCGGAGGCCGCCGCCGCCATCCCGGTCGATCTCCACCATGAGGGTAGGGCGCTCGCGCGCCATCCGCTGCTCGATCTTCTCGCCCGCCCCAACCCGCGCGAGGGCGGGACCCGCTTCATGGAAAGCGTGTACGGGCATCTGCTCGTTTCGGGGAACGCGTATCTGGAGGCGGTCTCGGTGGACGGGGCGCCGCGCGAGCTCTACGCGCTGCGGCCCGACCGGATGCGGGTCGTGCCGGGGCCGGACGGCTGGCCGGCCGCCTACGAATACCAGGTGGGCTCGCGCACGGTGCGCTTCGACCAGGCGGGCGAGATCCCGCCCATCCTGCATCTCACGCTGTTTCACCCGCTCGACGACCATTACGGGCTCTCGCCCATGGAAGCGGCGGCCGTGCCGCTCGACATCCACAACGCGGCCGGCGCTTGGAACAAGGCGCTGCTCGACAATGCGGCCCGGCCGTCCGGGGCGCTGGTCTTCGCAGGACCGGTCGGGACGCAGCTTTCGGACCCGCAATTCGAGCGGCTGAAGGCCGAGCTCGAGCTGAACTACCAGGGCGCGGCCAATGCCGGGCGGCCCCTGCTGCTCGACGGAGGCCTCGACTGGAAGCCGCTGTCGCTGTCCCCGAAGGACATGGATTTCGTCGAGGCGAAGCACAGTGCGGCGCGCGAGATCGCGCTCGCCTTCGGCGTGCCGCCGCTGCTGCTCGGGCTCCCGGGCGACAACACGCACGCAAACTATGCCGAGGCCAACCGGGCCTTCTATCGCCAGAGCGTGATCCCGCTCGCCAAGCGCACCGCCGAAGCGGTCGCGCAATGGCTCGGCCCGGCCTTCGGCGGCGGCTTGCGGCTCGAACCCGACCTCGATGCGATCGAGGCGCTCGCGCCGGAGCGCGAGTCGCTGTGGCGCCGGGTCGGCGGGGCGTCGTTCCTGTCCGACGACGAGAAGCGGGCCGCGGTCGGGTACGGAGCCAGGGGAGGCGGCGCGTGATTGCGAGCAGTCAGAGCGTCGATCCGACGACGCAATATGCGGCCCTGCAGGAGCGGGTTTCGGGCCTCGGCCAGCAGTTCCTGCATTTCGAACAGACCACGACCCGCGCCTTCCAGCAGGTCGAGAGCGCGATTTCGACCCTGTCCGCCGAGGTGAGGGCGGGCGGCAAGACGCAGTGGCAGACCATCGTGACCTCCGTCGGCGTGATCGTCGCGATCCTCGGCGCGCTCGGCGGCCTCGCGTACCTGCCGGTGAAGAACGGCATGGAGCAGTTCGGCTCCGAGCTCCGCATCCTGCGGGAGGCGATGGTCCCGCGCAGCGAGCAGGCGGAGCGCTGGCGCCGCTCGGAGGAGGACATCAGGACCTTGCAGATCGAGCTGCGGCGCGCCGAGGCGCGGTTCGTCGGCCGGGCGGAATATGAGGAAAGGTGGCGCTGTCGTGAGAACAAATAGCGAACTGATCCTCGGACTCGAGGTCAAGCTGCTGCCGGAGGGGCTGCGCCGGGTCGGCACGGACGGGCTGATCGAGGGCTACGCCAGCCTGTTCGGCGTGGCCGATCTCGGCCGTGACGTCGTCGAGCCCGGCGCGTTCCGGGACAGCCTCGCCCGGCGCGGGGCGGCCGGCGTGCGGATGCTGTGGCAGCACGATCCGGCCGAACCTGTCGGCACCTGGCTCTCGGTTCGCGAGGACGGGCGCGGGCTCTTTGTCCGCGGGCGGCTGAACCTCGCCGTCCGGCGCGCCCGGGATATCGCGGCGCTGATCGGGGAGGGCGCGCTCGATGGCCTCTCCATCGGTTTCCGCGTGGTCGAGGCGGCGAAAGGGGCGGGCGGCATTCGCCGCCTTCTCCGGCTCGACCTGTGGGAGGTCTCGATCGTGACCTTCCCGATGCAGCCCGGCGCGAAGCTGGCCGCCGTGAAGGCCCGCGCTGTTCCGCTCCCGTTTGCGGGGAGGGGCCACCTTCCCGGTGAGAGGCAGGGCGCTGGCCCCTCCCTCACCCAAGCCATCCGCCGTGCCTCCGCCCGGCTGTCCCGTCCCACAACCCGCTGAGGAACACGATGAACGTTCAGACTCAAGCACCGGAAACCAAGGCCGTGGGCGGTGGCGACGTCGCCGGAGCCTTCGACGACTTCGCCCGGAGCTTCGACGCCTTCCGGGCGGCGAACGACGAGCGTCTCCAGGAGATCGAGACGCGCCTCTCGGCCGATGTCCTGACGGAGGAGAAGCTCGCCCGCATCGATGCCGCGCTCGACGATGCCAAGCGCCGGCTCGACCGGGCCCAGCTGGAGCGGAGCCGCCCGGCCCTAGGCGGCCCGGTGGAGGGCGCGCGCGATGCCGGCCTGACCGAGCACAAGGCCGCGTTCGACCTTTATGTTCGGGCCGGCGAGGCCGCCGGCCTCAAACGGCTCGAGGAGAAGGCCCTGTCTGCCGGCTCCGGGCCGGATGGCGGCTACCTGGTCCCCGGGACGGTCGAGAAGGAGGTGCTGACGCGCCTCGCCGCTCTCTCGCCGATCCGCGCCATCGCGTCCGTCCGGACGATCTCGAGCGGGTCGTACAAGCGGGCCTTCTCGACTGCGGGCCCGGCCGCCGGCTGGGTCGGGGAAACGGCCTCGCGACCGCAGACGGCCTCACCGACCCTCGCCGAACTCGCCTTCCCGGCCATGGAGCTCTACGCGATGCCGGCCGCGACCCAGACCCTGCTGGATGATGCCGTGGTCGATATCGACGCCTGGCTCGCGGCCGAGGTCGAGACCGTCTTCGCCGAGCAGGAGGGCTTCGCCTTCGTGCAGGGCGACGGCGTGAACAAGCCGAAGGGCTTTGTGGCCGCGCCGACCGTTGCGGAGACGAGCTGGAGCTGGGGCAATCTCGGCTATGTGGCGACCGGCTCGGCCGGCGCCTTTCCGACCGAAAGCCCGGCCGATGTTCTGATCGACCTCATCTACGCGCTGAAGGCCGGCTATCGGCAGAACGCCGTCTTCGTGATGAACCGCAAGACCCAGAGCGTGATGCGGAAGTTCCGGGACGAGTCGGGCGCCTATATGTGGCAGCCGCCCGCCATCGCCGGCCAGCCCGCCACCTTCATGTCGTTCCCAGTGGTCGAGGCGGAGGACATGCCGGACATCGCCGCGAACGCTCTGTCGGTCGCCTTCGGCGATTTCCGGCGCGGCTATCTGGTGGTGGACCGGACGGGGATCCGCGTTCTGCGCGATCCGTATTCGGCCAAACCCTACGTGCTCTTCTACACGACGAAGCGCGTGGGCGGCGGCGTGCAGGACTACGCGGCGATCAAGCTGCTGAAGTTCGCCGCGAGCTGACCCCCCCCTGGCCCTGAGGTGCTGCAGAGCTGGTCGGGCGGAGCCCGGCCAGCATCCCGTGCGCTGGCGCTACCGCATCGACCAGTCGAAGCGGGGGCGGGAGCGCGGCGCCGCCCAGCCGATCTGCT